CACTGTCGGGGTGACCGGGATCACCAGTTAGTCCACCACCGGGATCAATAAGTATGTCCTCAACAAACGCAGACGGGACTCTTCTAAGTCTTCCTTCTCCGAACGCTTGAAGTCCAGATTTAAGCCGACCTCTTCCCATGAGTTATGATCCGATGTAAGTGATAGTCGCTCCTGCTGCACTACCCGTTCCGAAAGTAATATTGTCAACATTGTTGATTTCAACAAACAATTCTTCACTTACGGACAAAAGATAAGAGTTTGCATCGGTCGGAGTCACACCGCCGACACCAACACGAATATCACCTTGACCACCACTAAAGGTATTTTTAACTTTGATACCAGACTCACAAGTGAATCCCGGTAGCGAGACAGTGGCATCGGTCGTGAGGTTGAACGTGCCAGAGGTGAATGACGTAGGAGTTGCAACGGAGGAGATTGACACGGTTCCCTCGATGTTCATCGTCGTTCCGGTGGCGTTATCAATTCCTAAAGTAATGCCAGTTTTGAAAGATGTGATATCGGCAGAAATACCACTGACAATCGCATCCAGAGTCGTACCACTGGATAGGCTCACTTCTCCAACGGTAATATCTGCAAAAACAGTGATGCCCTCACCATTCGTCCCACCGCCAACTGGCAAAGTTTTGAATGTTGGGTTAATACTATACAATTGGACAGGGAGTGGGTTTGTTGAAGTAATTTGATTCAAAAAACCATCGCCACCAATTCCGAGTTTTACGAATTGTGCATGACCACCTTCTGTGGTAAGATAGTCCGTGGCGACATTAGCACCGCCAGATCCTAAGTTGAGGGTAATGTTATCTGCGTTTGTTATCCCGGCTGCCATTTAGGTTCTCCTAATACATACTATGTAGTGAGGTCATTATGTTTGAAGATTTAGAAAAGACTTTTTCCAAACGAGTTGAGGATCGAGTCTTGAACACTGGTGAAGGTTATATGGAATCAATAAATAACCTATGTGAAGAGATTGGCGTTGAACCAGAACTCGTCGCTAAGTATTTATCTAAGCCTATAATCGAAAAAATCCGTGTCGAGGCAGAGGAGATTAATCTTATGCCAAAAACACCGAAACTTTTTTCCAATGGGGGTTGACAACGTGTCACTCTCGACTACAATTCCTACATCTGTTTAAAACTGTCTACAACAACTAAAAAAGGAGAAAACAGTATATGTCATTTGAACAACTAAAACAACGAAGTCAAGACAAGGACGCTCTCATCCAAAAACTTACGTCGATGGATGACGGCGAAAAAAAGTCATACAAAGATGATCGCTTTTGGCGACCAACTGTTGATGACGCAGGAACCGCAAGTGCCGTTATTCGCTTCTTGCCCGAAGCCGAAGGTGAAGAAGATGCTTGGGTTCTCTACTACAATCATGCATTCCAAGGACCGGGTGGTTGGTTCATCGAGAACTCCCGAACCACCTTTGGTGAAAAAGATCCAGTGTCAGAGCATAACTCAAAACTCTGGAACAGTGGTTTGCAATCCAACAAAGATCTCGTTTCTCAAAAGTATAAGAGAAAGAAGAACTTTGTTTCAAACATCCTTGTGATTAATGATTCGGGCAATCCAGAAAACAACGGTAAGGTTTTCCTTTATCGTTATGGTGTGAAGATTCACAACAAGATCATGGATGCCATGAAGCCAGAGTTTGCGGATGAAGAGCCAATCATCCCACACGATTTCTGGCAAGGTGCAAACTTCCGATTGCGTCAACGCAAAGTCGCTGGTTATCCTAACTACGACAAGTCGGAGTTTGACACTCCCTCGGCTCTCTTCGATGGTGACGAAGGTAAGTTGAAGGAGATCTGGGAGCAACAGCACTCCCTTCGTGAGTTTGTCGATCCGGCAAACTATAAGTCTTATGATGAATTGAAGACTCGTCTTGAGTCTGTTCTCGGTGGCTCGCAGCCGACTAACACGGCAGAATACACTGCCATTTCTGATGAGGTCGCACCAGCGGCGACCAGTGAAGCGGCTCCACAACGGGAGAACGTGGAGCCTGATGGAGAGGAGTCCGCTCTGGATTACTTCTCACGGCTCGCCAATGAAGACTAAACCCTTTACACGAAAAGGTCAAAAACCCTCGCTTCGGCGGGGGTTTTTTGTTATCTACCACCAAGCATAAATGGTGACGCTGAGTCGAGTGGTGAGAGAACATCACGATCAAACGATCTTGCACCAATGTTACTATCGGGGACAATTTGTGTTGGTGATGTGGTGGCATTGCTAATATTATTCACCGTGACATTTCCTGCTCCACCTGCTCCGACTCCTGTTGCAAGTCCAACGGCGGTGGCTCCAACTGTGGGAGATGTGAATGGAGATCCATCAGTGCCAAAGACCTGATTACCCAATTCCGAAACCGCAGTAATAACTTCACTTATGGCTTGACTAAAGTTCGCGGTGTCGTAGTCCATGTCAAGAAGACCCTTAAGTGATCTCTTCATCCTGTCAAGAACACTTGGTACACCACGAAGACTTTCAAATCTACTTCCCAAAGATGTAATTTTTTCAATCAAAGTTATAACATTTGTATCTCTACCTGATAACCAGTCACCGGCAGCGGAGAAAACACCACCGACTGATGATACTGCATTCGCACCCACGATTGCCGCAAGACCAGCAGCAAGAGCAATCAGTCCAGTGCCAATTTCCGCTAACTGACCACCAGTGATCGACAATCCATCAATCGTTGTGAGAAGTTCCATAGTTTTATCAAAACCAGTTTCCAAGGCTCCGGTCACACCATCTATCACACCGAGAACAGTTTCTTTTAGGGTAGTTGCAAGCGACGTAACAGTTTCTCCAATTGTTCCAACGATTCCCTCAATATTGTCACCAAAACTTTGAAGGGTTTCACCAACTGTGCTAACAATTGTTGTAACGATTCCCTCAATATTGTCACCAAAACTTTGAAGGGTTTCACCAACTGCGCCAACAATTGTCTGAACGGTTCCACCGATAGTGCCTACGATTCCAGATTGACCGTCTTCACCAACGAGAACAAATCCAATTGTTTCAATGCCTGTTCTCAGAGTCTCAAACAACTCCACTATGCCCGTCACGAAAGGTGTCAAAGCCACATCAAGAGCGTTGGCTAGATTCGCCAATTGTGGCTCAAGTTTTTCCATGGCAGATGCAACCATGTCGAGTCCCAGACCAAATGGCATGAGAGCAAGACCTAAAGCACCAATGGCGGCAGCACCTAAAAATACGAATGTAGAAATGGCAGGGTCACCCAAAATTCTGGCGATTCCTGCAATCGCTGTCAATGCACCAACACCAATCAAAACTTTATCAAAACGAACGCCGCCAAACTTTTTAAGGGCTAATGCAAAGGGGATCAAAGATCCACCGAGCAGACCAAGATTTAAAATGCCTTTGAAAACTTTGACGTTTCCAAAAGATGCAATCGCATTAGCAAATCCCTCGCCAAGAATAGTGCCGAGTCCTTTAGCAATCGCTTTTGGTATATTTGGGACTTTCGGTCCCTTAAACTTGATCGTCGAGGCATCCTTTAGTTTTGCAGGAGCCTTTGCAAGCGTGTCATTGAGTTTTTTCAGAGATGATCCAAGATTACCAAACCCTGAAATCAAACCACCAAAGGGATTTTTGATCGCACCACCCTCGTCGGCAGTCTCACTTTTGAGAGCATCTCTTAATTTTTCTTTTTCCTCTGGTGTCAACGCCATGTAAATATGTATCCGTCATGTGCATCAGCCTCTTGCTGCTGCTTCTTTTTGCTTTTTCTTTTGTTCCTCAATATACATGGCGACGTAAACCTGCCTCTCCCAAGGAAGCATGTTGTTGATTGTCTCAAGACTCATGTGTGCATGAATCATAAGATAATAGTTTGTGTGGATATGAGCCTCTAAAGAGTCATGCCCCACGCTTAGGTAAAAAAATTCTCAAGACCCTCCACGTTGATTTCTTGTTGTTTTTGACAAGATGGGCAGGTCACGGTGTCTTTTATACAACATCTTGGAAATTCTTCAACCTTTCCCATGATTTTTTGAACTTGCGTGAGAGAAAGTGTTTCAACAAAGTCGGTGATCTCTTTTTGCGACATGTCATCAATCTTCCACATTTGCTCTTTGTTGTAAATATACTCAATAACATGATTCAACATGCTCAGAGGATCTGTGTCTGCGACCTTTGCAAGATGAGCCATGCCTTTGACACCCACCGGCTTCACCTTGACTCCTACGCTTTCGTTGAGCATCACGGTGTCATCTTCTGGAACAGGTCTTGACAATTGAATTTTTGTAATATCAATTTCAGTGGTTCCCTCGTAGTCACACTCTTTGCATGAGAATGGAAACTCTACTGACTCGCCGACAGATCTCGCACGCATCATGACAAAAAGATGCTCAAGATCATTATATGAAATTTTATCGACATCAAACTTATCATCAATGACGCAATTGCTTACAACCTGTTTCATGACTCTCATCACTTCATCGGTTCTTTGATTTTCTTTGATGGTAAGCATCAATTTTTCTTCTTTGACCAAGAATGGTCTAAAGATTACAGTTTTGCCCGAGGGAACCACCGTCTGGTGTTCGGGGGTCACGATCAATGGTACAGACATAATCTACTCCTTAGTTCTGTTCGCTTCTTAAAAATCTATCAGTCACTTTCGCCTCGATATAATCAAAGGCAACATCAAACTCTACGAAGTTTGGTGCTGCGGCAGTAAATTCATTTCCTTGAATAACTCTGGGATACACGCTAGAAAACTCAAACTCTGCCGCCGTTCTAGCATCTCTGGTTTCACTTATAATTTTCAATGAGCAGCCATACTCTTCACGGAATCCATGAACCCCTGCATCATCAATCACAAGTTTTTGCCAAGCCGTAAAGAATCTTCTCAGTAAATTATTTTTATCATTCAAAAAAGTGATCGACAGATTCTTTTCAAATTTAAGTTCTGTCGGATGTTCATAATCAACACCAAAGGGTTTTGCGGCGATAGTGCCAATCTCCCTTCCGGGTAGGGCTACTTTCGATGCCCTCAAATTGATTTCTTCGGCTGTGGTTCTGGAGGCATCAAGGATATTTTGAACTTGATTGGTAAAACCAAACTCCACCTGATACAAAGAGGTGTTCATCGTTCCAAATCTACCTAGACTTGATTTGATTCTATTGATGTTATATTTGTCTCTTTGTCTTGCCATAAAAGTATTTATGCCGGTGAAAGCAAATTCCTGATAATTTCAGCCTTCGAATAGTAATGAACCTGCGGAGCAGTTTTTTTCATAAAACCCTTTAGCAGAGTATTTGATGGCTTTTCGTTGTAAAGTAGGTTCCAACTTTGGGGTGCTACACGAAAAGCGATTGGTCCCATTCTTTTTACTTGATACTGCTTGATCGCCGGTTTGATTGTTGAGTAAAAAATCTTTTGTTTTTTGAGGGTTTCATATAACAATGTTGATCTACCCTCAATCGTTTGGGACGTTGTTCTTGACAAATATAAATTTAAAATAACCTCTCGCAATCTCGCTGGTAGGTAAAAAAGATTGAGTCCAGTTAAAGTTTTTGGTGTCCTATCAAGAGTGATAACAAAGGGCATTACGGTGTAGTATGGGAGTGTCGCTCTACCTTTGGGAACCAAATACCTAAAAATATATGCAGTGCCACGACCTCGCACGCCAAATGGTATACTTTGAGGACGTAAGGCTTCGATGTTATTCTCTTCGTAAAACGAATCGTCAACTCCCTTGACGGCGTTTTGATATCTTCCAAGAAGGGATTTAAATTGATCTTTATCTTCTGCCATAGATTTCTTTCTCCGTCAGAATTTGAAACTTCCATCCTCTCTTTTCACATACCGCTGCGGCAGCCTCCCATTTTGCCTGATTTGTCAAATATGTTTTGGCTGCGTTTTCAAAAGTCTTCGTCATTCGCTTTGGCTTTTTCGGAGCCTGCGTCTGTTTGTATGGTTTGACCTCGATCATAACAGTTTCAATTTTTCCATCTTTGTTTTTAAGTTCAACAATGAAATCGGGATAGTATCTGTGTCTTTTTCTGTCCACGGGGGAGTGGTACGGAATAGCCATTTCCTCTGATGCCCACCTAATCACGTTTGGGTTGGCATCAAACATCACCATGCATTTTCTTTCCCAAAGAGATCGATAATTAATTTTTGTAGGATCACCGATATATTTTGAGGGATTCTTTGGTTTATACTTTCCACTGTACGCCATACATAGTTTATGTAGGAGAAGACCATGAGTACCAATCCCGGCGATATACCACCAAATGAGGACTTTGATACCACAGCACTTTTTACTGATCGTTTATCCTCAAAGAATGTCACACAGAGATTTAGAGACAAAAACTTTGAAGGCTCGATGAAGTCTTATGTTTATCCAGAGGATCTGAGAAGCACGGAGTTTGCTCGTCGTGGTGGACAAGTTTTGCACTTTTCGATTTTTACAAGAAAAAGTCAATCTTTTGATTTGTCTCAGACAGTCGGTGATTTTGGGAGAATCGCGTCGGAAGGTGCAAAAGTCGCCGCATCGGTGGCGGCAAACGCAATAGCAACTAGTGAATACAATCCTTTTTCAGAAAGAACAGCCGACGATCCACTTTTTGACGAGGTTGGAATCGGGCAAAATCGACAAGCGGCTGCTGATGCAGCGGGAAGACAGGCTGGACAAAATCAAGTTGATTTGGTAAATTTGAAAAATTTTGTTCTTGGTGATAATCCAGATGCCGGTGATGCGAGAACTGCTTCTTTTATTCAAAGTTCTGAACAGGCAAGGTTTGGATTTGCATCAGAAAAACTTGAGGATGAGGTTATGTTGTATGTGCCAAAAGGTCTTGAGTTTGACAACACCGTTGAATACGATGAATCATCTCTCGCTGGTTTAAGTGCCTTGACTCAGTTTATTGCCTCTGGTTTTTCTGATACAGCGGCTATTAGCACAAACCTCGCACTTAAAGCATTGAAGTTGGGTAGCGTTGCAGGTAAAGCAATCGGACTTGATGTCGAGGGTGGG